CCTTTCTTTCATCACTAAATCACTTCACCAGCTCAAGGAAACATCATGGCTAGGCGTAAAAGGACAGACGGCGCAGCAGGTGCCGAGGAAATATTCAAAGGCGCAGCAGCGGGCCCCATGCAGCCGCCTATGGGCATACAGCTTGGCGAAGGCGTGCAGCCTTATTGGGATTATGTCGTGTCATCCAAAGCAGCGCGCGCGTGGAATGAACAAGATCTAATCATGGTCGTAGAGTTGGCGCGAAATCTGTTCAGAACAGAAAAGCTTTCTTTCGACATGCTGACAGAAGATGAAGTCATCGGTGAAAAGGCAAACCCAAAGAGCGCAATTATTGACCAGCTCGTAAAGCGCGCCCGCATCATAATGATTTATCTACAGGTTCACCCGGAAGCTACCCAGGGAAAGGCACGGGCGCAGGTTCAACAGAACCAAGACCACAGCACCGCGATGGATGTTGCGGCGCAGTCTGAAGATGATGAATTTCTAGCAACGCCTGACACGCATTAATGATGACGAGAGGCGAAAGAGTAGTTGGATTTATCGAAAGCTACTGCCTGGTGCCAGAAGGCGACCACGTAGGGAAGCCCGTGGTGTTGGCCCCGTTCCAGAAGGAATTTATTTTAGCGGTTTACGACAACCCGCACGTTACTGACACCGCCATCTTGTCCATCGCACGGAAAAACGCCAAGACGGGAACGATAGCTTTCATTTTACTGGCGCATATCATCGGGCCGGAAGCTAAGCAGAACAGCCGGATAGTCAGTGGCGCAATGAGCCGGGAGCAGGCCGCCGAGGTTTATAACCTAGCGTCTAAATGCGTTCTGATTTCGCCAAAGCTGCGCGATAAAATAAGGATCATACCGTCGAGCAAGAAGCTGGTGGGTCTATTGATGGGCGTGGAATACCAAGCGATCAGCGCCGAGGGTAAAACAGCGCACGGCAAAAGCCCGATTCTGGCGATTCTTGACGAGGTGGGGCAGGTACGCGGGCCGCAATCTGATTTCATCGATGCCATTACCACAGCGCAGGGCGCGTATGAGCAGCCGCTGCTAATCTATATAAGCACCCAGGCCGCAACCGATGCCGATCTGTTCAGCATATTGATCGACGATGCCAAGAAGAACAAGCCAAAGAAAACGGTCTGCCATGTATACGCAGCCGACAAAGACGGCGAGCTGCTGGACAAGGCGCAATGGGTAAAAGCAAACCCGGCGCTAGGATTGTTCCGGTCAATGTCTGACATGGAAAAGCAGGCAGACAAAGCAAACCGCATGCCGAGCTTTGAAAATACGTTCCGCAACCTGAATCTAAACCAGCGGGTTAGCACCATGTCGCCGTTCGTTTCTAAGACGGTTTGGGACCTTAACGGTCGTGCTATAATAGCCGAACGCGGCATAGAATGGTTTGGCGGATTGGATCTATCGGCGCGCACGGATTTAACCTCGTTTGTCGTGCTGGGCATTAACCCGGATGGCATGATGGTCACCGAGTCTTATTTCTGGACGCCTGAGATTGGTCTGCTAGACCGGGCTAAAGTTGACCGACAGCCGTATGATGTGTGGGTGCGCGAGGGTTACCTGCGCACAACGCCGGGTGCGACAGTGGATTACAGTTTTATTGTTCGGGAAATTGCCGAAATAATCAGCGACAAGAATCTGGTTTCGTTAGCTTTTGACAGGTGGCGCATCGATGTATTTAAAAAAGAATGTGAGCGCGAGGGTATTGACCTACCGCTTGTTGAGTTCGGCCAAGGCTTCAAGGATATGTCACCTGCAATTGACGCCCTCGAGGCGGCGCTGCTTAATGATAAAATTGCGCACGCAATGCAGCCCGTTCTAACGATGTGCGCGGCGAACGCGGTGATAACAAAAGACCCTGCCGGAAACCGCAAACTAGACAAGCACAAGGCCACTGGAAGGATAGACGGCATGGCGGCTTTGACTATGGCGATTGGTGTGTTAAACTCCACAGTTGAAGCGCCAGAAGCGCTTTCTCCGTGGGAAGATTCTAATTATAGCATCATGGGTTAAATGAATGGCATGGTTTAAGAAGACCCCAGAAGTAAGATCAATGGAAAACCCAAACACTCCGGTAACGGCGCAAGCCGTAAACTGGGGCGGCAGTGCAGTCGCTGGCGTTAACGTCACGCTAGAAAATGCCTTAACCGTTCCCGCCGTCTGGGCCGCCGTCGAGTTTATCTCCGGCACCATCGCAAGCCTCCCTTTAAACGTCTACGAAAAAACAGAAACCGGTCGCGTCAAAATGACATCGGGTTTGCAGACTGTTATCCATGACGCGGTGAATGATGAGACCAGCTCTTTCGATTGGCGTAAATATACGTTTGAGCGCATCCTAACGGGTGGTCGTTCAATCACGTACATTGAGCGATCCAATGGAAGGGTGGTTAATCTTTGGCCAATGGACCCTGCCGACGTTACTATTAAGCGTTCGTCTAATCGCAAGACGTATGAATACAGCCCAGGCGGTGACGCTAAGCCTGTAACCTATGCGGCCAGCGAAATTATCGACATCTTTTTCTCGGTTGAGTCTGACGGCATTACATCGATCAGCCCTATCTTGACCAATAAAGATGCTATCGCTTTGGCAATCGCTGCAACGAATTACGGATCTAAGTTTTTCAATAACGGCGGCGTGCCTCCTTTCGTGATGACTGGTAACTTCCAAACCGGGTCAGCATTGAATCGCGCCTCCAATGATTTACAGAATGCAATTCAACAGCAGACTAAAGAAAACCGTTTAGCGCTAACGCTACCGGCTGGGCATGAGATTAAGCCAATCGGCGCAGACCCTGAAAAGTCGCAGCTGGTTGATCTTAAGCGATTCCAAGTTGAAGAGATTGCGCGTATCTATTCTTTGCCACCAGTGTTTCTGCAAGACCTAACGCACGGCACGTTCAGCAATACCGAGCAGCAGGATCTACACTTGGTCAAACATACGCTCCGCCGCTGGATAACGCAGGTTGAGCAAGAGATGAACCTGAAGCTTTTCGGCCGCGATGAGGCGAAATTCTACGTTGAGTTTAACCTTGACGGGCTATTACGTGGTGATTTCTCGACTCGAATGAGTGGCTACGCTACCGGTATTCAGAACGCTATCCTGACGCCTAACGAGGCGCGGGCACAAGAGAACAGACCCGATAAAGATCTGGGTAACGATTTATTAGTCCAGGGTGCCACGGTGCCGCTGGGACAGCAGAAGATGGGTGATACAAATGTCTAAAGAAATCAGATCAGGCGAGCCGGTCGAAATACGGGCAGAAGGCGACACAATCAGCGTAAGTGGTTACGCCGCTGTTTTCAATTCCGAAACTATTATCGGCGGTTCTTATCGTGAGCAAATTGCACCTGGTGCGTTTGCTGATGCTATTGGCCGCGATGACGTTATGTTTCTTATCAACCATGACGGCCTCCCAATGGCTCGCACCAAATCGGGCACGTTAACCTTGGCGGAAGATGAGCGCGGACTATATATGTCTGCCGAGCTTGATTCTAGTGACCCTGATGTGCGTGCGATCGTTCCGAAAATGAAGCGTGGAGACTTGGATAAAATGTCTTTTGCGTTTAGTCCTGAGGTGCAAAGCTGGGACGATTCCGGTGATATGCCTTTGCGTACCATTCGACAGGCTAGTCTGTACGATGTTTCAATTGTCACTTACCCGGCATACCAGGATACCGACATCGGCCTACGTTCACTAAGTGAATTTAGATCTGCGCAAGAAACTAAAGAAATAGAAAGCAACCCTGAGGCAATTGCCGCTCGGTTGCGCATGAAATTGGCATTGAGCCAATAATAATCGGCGGTTCCCGCTAATTATTGCCATCAAATCGCCCGTTGGCTGGGCATCAAAAAAGGCTTTAAAAATGGAAAATATCATCAAATTGCGGGAACAAATGGCTACCCTAGCCACTGAAGCCCGTTCACAACTTGATACAATTACAGACGCTACTGATTCAAGCCGCGCCAAAGAAATCGAAGCACGTTTTGACGCTATCATGGTTGACCATGACAAAATTGGCGCGACTGTTGAGCGTGAAGTAAAACTGGCAGATGCTGAAGCCCGTGCAATCGAAGCCCGCCGCCCTAATGCTGGTGAAGCTGTTGCCGTTGCAGAAGCCCGCAAGTCTACTCCAGAATACAAAGAAGTATTTGAAAAGCAGTTGCGTTTCGGTTCTGCCGAGCTTGATTCTGAAGAGCGTTCAATTCTGTTATCTGGCAAAGTCGAAGGCCGTGCGCAGTCTACTGCTCCAGGTTCAGCTGGTGGCTTCACAGTACCAGAAGGTTTCAGCGGTCAGATCGATCAGCAGATGGCAACATGGGGACCAATGTGGGATGCCGCAATCGTTCGTGAATTGTCTACCTCTACTGGCAACGCCCTGCCTTGGCCTACAGTAAATGACACCGACAAGTCTGGTCGCATCAAAGCTGAGAATGCTTCTGTTGATGATGACGGCACCGATGATGTTGTTTTCTCTGAGAAGGTTCTGAATTCTTACGTTTTCGATACTGGCATGGTTCGCGTTCCAATCGAATTGCTGCAAGATTCTGCTTTTAACATTGAGGCCCTGATGGGTGATTTGTTCGGTGAGCGTTTAGGTCGAGCTGCTAACACTGCTCTGACTACCGGCACCGGCACAAACCAGCCTAACGGCATCGTTACTGCTTCTGGCTTGGGTCTGACTTCTGCCGCCGTTGCTGCTGTTACATCTGACGAGCTGATTGATCTGTTCCACAGTGTTGATCCTGCTTATCGTATGTCTCCTAAGTGTCGTTGGATGTTTAACGATTCTACTCTTGCCGCAATTCGCAAGCTTAAAGATGGCCAAGGAAATTATCTTTGGACAATGGGTGACGTTCGTACCGGTGAGCCAGATCAGTTCTTAGGCAAGCAATACAGCGTAAACCAAGCGATGGCATCTTTGGGCACTGGCAACAAGCCTGTCGTTTTCGGTGACCTGTCACGTTACGTAGTCCGTAAGGTTCTGGGTTACCAGATGCTTACATTGCGCGAGCGTTATGCTGAAAACTTCCAAGTTGGAATGGTTGGCTTTAAGCGTTTCGACGGTGATTTGCTGAATGCAAACGCAGTCAAGCACTTGATCAACGCCTAATTAATAGCGCCCAGAAATGGGCGCTTTTTTAAAGGATTTAGAAATGCTTATCAAATTATTAGTCAGCCGAGCGGGTGTTAATTTTTCACAAACCGCTGGTGATATTGTAGAAGTGGAAAACGCCGAGGCACTGCGCATGATTAGCGCTGGTCAGGCTGAAGCTTCAAAGAAAGAAACTATTGTTGAAACCGCAACCAAAAAAATTAAAGGTAAAAAATGACTCTTTTAGTTACGCTAATTACAGCAGCCGCAGCGCAACCCGTCAGCGTCGCTGAGTGTAAATCCGATCTTCGGATTGACGCAGGCGTGACTATTGAAGACGATTTGATATCTGATTACATTGACGCGGCGGCGCGCTACTGTTCCGAAGTTACAGGCCGAAAACTTATTTCCGAAACCTGGAAATATGGCATCGGAAACGAGCCGGGCAAATTTGTCGCGACTCCGTTTAAGCCGGTGTTTAATTCGTTTCAGCCGATTGAGCTACCATTCACGCCAGTCTCTGCGATTGTCGAGGTTCAGTATTTCGATGCTGATAACGTTTCGCAGGTTTTAAACCTGACTGATTTCTACCTGTACAACTATGATCAGAGCTCGGTTCTAGCACCTGTCTTGAATTACGAATGGCCGTCCTTTTACGAGCGACGAGACGCCCTAAACATAACGTTTACGGCAGGCTATGGCGCAACCGGTGCTGACGTACCAAGCAACATAAAACGCGCCATACGGCTGTTGGTGGCGCACTGGTACGAACAGCGAATGGCTGTCACTGTTGGTCAGTCTGCCATGCCTATTCCGTTCGGCGTTGACGCGATGTTAAACGTGGACCGCACCGGCTGGGTGGCATAATGTTCAGACCTGGCGAGCTAGATCAGCGCGTTACAGTGCAGCGCCAGACGCTGACGCAAGATGGCCTCGGTGGTGATACGTTGGCGTGGGTTGACCAAGGCGCGTTCTGGTGCCATGTACGGCCATTGTCGGGGCGCGAGTCTACAGGGTTTGACCAATTGCAGGGTGAAGCGGCTTATATGTTCGTTTTCCGCAATGGCATCTCATTGCTGGATTCTGACCGTCTGGACTGGCAGGGCGATCAGTTTAACATTACGCTGAGAAAACAGCCTAAAACCCGCGCGCTTTATATTGAAGTGACGGCCGAGCGTGGCGTGGCGCAATGAATATGAAAAGCGGCGTCGAGGTGCTGGGCATTAATGAAATCAATAAGATTCTTAATGAGCTAGTACCGCGCGAAGCCAACAATTTATCAAAAGCTCTGATATTTGGATTGGCCCAACATGCTGCCAAAGAGTTTAAAATAAGGGTTCCGTCTCCAACCGGAAACCTAAAGCGATCAATAAAGGCCGTTCGTGGCCGATCGTTTCCTGGCAAGCCTATTTCATACGTAAAGGCAGCAAAGGGCAAGCGCACAAAAGGCGGCGGGTTCTATTGGCGGTTTGTAGAGCACGGCACAGGTGGCAAGAATCCACAGCAAGCGCGACCGTTTGTGGGGCCGGCACTTCTGAAGATAACGGCAGAAATGCCAAAAATAGTGGATGAAGTATTCACCCAGAAGCTTGCCGGTGCTGTTAAGCGGGCCAAAAAAAGGATAGCAAAGCGTGGCTAGTTTTGAAACAGCAGTACAGAAAGCGATATATGAAAAACTTATTGCGAATGCTGATATAATCAGCAACGCGATACCGGTATATGATGCAGTTCCGCAACCGGTTTCGGTTGAGAATACGGACTTTCCATACATCGTTATTGGCGAAGATAGCCACGCGGCGCTTGATACCGACACCGAAAATATGAATATGGTTTCCATTACCATACATACCTGGAGTCGATACCGAGGGCGGGCAGAAACTAAAGAAATACAGGGTTATATTTACAGCAGTTTACAGCGGGCGGCACTGAGTCAGCCGGGCTTTAAATTTGTAACTATAATGCAATCAGGATCTGAGTCTTTTTTGGACTCTGACGGTTTGACCCGCCATGGTGTTCAAACATTTACTTTAATAA